GGTCATAGTGCGGTCCCCTTGATCCAGTTCCAGGCAGCCAGGACGCTGCCGACAATGCCGGTTCCGAAGATGGCCGAGGCCACCCAGAAAGCGCCGACGCCCTGCGCCCGCAGCTCGACCAGCTGATCAAGCTTTTCGTCCATCTCGTTGACCAGCTTGGTAAGCTGGCGGACCTCGGTCTCCAGCACGGCCAGGCGCTCATTATTGTTCGGGCTTCGCGCGGTCATGTCAGTCCCATAGCTGGATCGTCTCGCGCATTGCGGGCGCGCTTTCGGTGATTTCGGGCAGCAGCACCTGGGTGCCTTCGGCGAGTTGGGGACCGGCGGCAGCTAGTCCGGGATTGAGCGTATAAGCCTGCTCGGTGACGCCTTGGGTGCGCCCCAGCACGCGCCAGCAGATGGCGTCGAGGGTTTCCCCTGCCAGGGCGACAGCGACCGTCACAGAAGCGACACCCGGTTGCGCGCCACGGGCTTGTCAGCGCCGATCGAGAGCAGATCGCTGACCGCGTTGTGCGCCATGCGCCGATAATCGTCGGCGGTGAGGCTCTCGTTTTCGCCGCGGATGTTTGCCTGATCGGTCGCGACAAGATCACGGTGCGTGTCGGCGATCTCGGCCGCAGCGTAATAGCGGATGATCCGTTCCCAGATGACTACCGATCGCTTGCGCCCACCTATGCTGACATCATCGACCGCTGCGAGGTCATCGGCTCCGCTGGCCGCCCAGGCGCTGCGCCAGGCGTGAAGCTGCCGCAGTGCGGTAATGATCGCACCTTCGATCGCGCCGACCAGGCGTTCATGGGTGACCACCCCCTCGCCGATGCGGAGCTTGTCACGGATGCTGTTGACGTCGACCGCGGGGAACCAGTCATCGACGCTGACCGAGCTGTCAGCGGGAGAGGCCGGTGCTGGCGGCGTGGCGATGAAACCTGACACTGCGCGGGCCTTTCTGCTCTTCCGCGCCGCGCCGCTTTACGGGGGGTGGGGATCGCCTATGGCTTATGGGCAGACCCTGGCCAGAGATGATCCGCCCCCCGAGCGGCGTGGGCCGATCCTTCAATCCTGTGCGGTCTGGCCAGCGGGCGGCTCGACCAGGCGCTCGAGGCGCTCGATATCCTTCTTCACCCCGATGACCTTGTGGAGCTGCAGCGCGCGCCTGAAGGCATCGAGCGCGGCGTGCAGTAGCGCTGCCTTGCCGCCAGCGGGTGCGCTGTCAGCCTCGGGGTCGAAATCCTCTGCGGCCTTGGCATAGGCGCGGCCCAGCGCCTTGAGCAGCTTGGCGCGCGCCTGATCGGGCATGTCATAACCACCGGTGAGCCCATCGAGGCGTACCAGCTGCTCGAGCGAAGCCAGCTGCGGCTCGGCCAGCACGGCAGTCGCGATCTCCTCGGCGAGCAGACAGGCGGGCGTGCGCAGATAGCGCTCGGGCAGCTTGACGCCAAAGCGAAGCACATGCTGGCCGATGTCGAGCGCGCGTTCGAAATCGCGGTAATCGATTGCCCAGATCATCATCTGCGCGACGATCTCATCCTGCGCGGCAGTGCCATTGGTGCCGGCGGCCAGCGCACCATCGACCCATGCCCGGAAGGTCTCCGCCATTTCGCGCTTGATCGGATTGCGTCCCTCGATCGACTGGATGTCGGAAAGTGATCGCAGATTGTCCTGCAGCACCGCGTAGAGCGCGCGATACTCGCTGGCGACCTCGCCGGTTTCCGGCATGGCGACAGCCTGGCCGACTTCAGCGGCGGTCTCGACAAGCCCTGCCTTGGCTGCAAGGGCGCGTTCACGGTGGCGGCGGGCAAGGCTTGTCATGGCTGATCCTGGCATTGGGGTTGCACCGATGGTGGGGGCTTCCCACCCCGCTCGACCTGTCCGTCAGGCTCCGGCGACCCTTTCGGGCTAGTTCGCCGCCTTGTCCCCGGTATTGGATTCCGGGGCCTTAGGCTGTCATGCGGGGTGCGGTCTAAGGACCCTTGAAGGCTGACCCAATAATCAGCCGCTGGAGGCCCACTCAAATCATTGGGCGAGCCGTGCCAGACACCCCTCTCGGGTATTCGATCAGTCGGGCTTCTTGCCCATCACGATGTTCTCGACCAGCGAGCAGAGACCATAGTCTTCAACGACATAGGCCTCGTTGACGCTCTCGTAGTTCTCGATCTGGTCGAGCGCCGGCTCTTCCCTGACGGCACGGCGGCGGGTGCCTTCCTGCCAGTAGATCGAGAGGTTATCGAGCCGGGTGATGAGCAGCTTGCCAGCGGGGAAAAACGGCACCCGCACCGCGCGCAGCCCGCCGATCTGCTTTTCCGAGCGGATGATGCGATCGGCAGCCTCGACCTCGGTGGCCTTGTCGCCAGCGGTGTTGACGATGTTGAAATACTTGTCATGCACCAGGTCGCGCCCCACGATCACCACCAGCTCGGTGTCATCGCGGTTCCATTCGTCGATGAGCTCGACCGCATCCATGACCAGCGCGTCGAGCGACTTGTAATCGACATCGACACCCACTTCGCCGCTGCCATCGACATAGATCGCCTTGGCCGGATCGACGGTAAGATCACCGTCATTCAGCACCCGCTCGGGCGCATGGGTGCGGATCTTGTAGAGCCAGCCGAAGTTGACATCCTGCAGCAGCGGATTGGCTACGCGATCGGTCTGCGCAGCCGCCGACGTGCCGTGCCAACCGATCATGATCCGATCGCGGCCCTGCTGCTTGGCGATGGCATCGCGCATCAGCACCTGGAATTCCGGCTTGTGCCGCCAGGCATCGATCTTCGCATATTTCAGCGCATGGTCGAAATTGGTCTGCTTGCAGCTGTAGCGCCCACGATCGGAAGTGTCGGTCGGATCGGTGGGCGTGCGCCGGTTGCCCGCAGCGGTATTGGTGCGGCCTGCCATGGTGCGCGTGACACCGATGCCGACCTTGTCGCCTTCCTGCTGGATCACCGGCACCATCTGGATCATCTGCAGGAATTCGCTGCTCTGCTTGATGACCTCTTCGAGGTTCTGCTCGACCGCCGGGGCGACGGTGAACATCTTGCCCACGGTGTCGGTATCGATGCCGTTGAGCAGCGCGATCTGCGACACATAGGCGTTGAAAAGGGCGCGGGTTGCGTTCTGCATCGTCTGATTCCTCGTTGAATTCTGGGTGCTGGGGCTGGGTCTGTTGGTTGCGGGGTACCGGACGGGTGATCAGCAGTTGGTCAGGGTGTAGTTCGCGCCATTGGCCTGCGGGCGCTGCTGCTGACCAGGTGCAGCGGTGGTCTCGATGCGCTTTTCCAGCGCGTTGAACTTGAGGGCGAGCTGGTCCATTTCCTCGCGCTGGGCGGCAGCCTGGGACTGCAGCGCGCCTTCGACCGTCTTGGCGAAGCCGGTGAACAGCGCCGAAAAGGCCTGCATGTCGAAGCCCTGGGCAACCTGCTGCTGCGCAGGATCGGTGGGCTTGGGATCGGCGGGCTTGCTGGTGAACTTCGCCGCGAAGCCGTCAAGGATGCCCTGCAGCCCGGACAGGAAGCCCTGCCCCGCCTCGGTGGTGGTTCCCTTCTCGTCGGCCAGCTCCAGTGCGAAAGCGGTTTCGCCGTTGAGCACGATCGAGCCAGGTGCGGCGCGATTGAACTGCAGGCGCTCAGTGGCGATTGCGGCGGGGCTGTCGGTGAGCGCGCAGCCCATCAGATAGGCGAAGCCCTTGCCGGCGAAATTGGGCTCGATCTCGATCGAGGGATAGACCTTCTGGCCCTGGGCGTTGAGCTTCATGGCATCTTCGAGCACGTCGAATTCGCCGAACAGCGCCTTGCGGGTCTCGGTCTTGCCGTTGAAGTTGACCTGGACCTCACCGCTCGAGAGCGCGACAACGTCGCCATAGCTGCGGAACGGGGCTTCACCGGTGATGCCGCGGATATGCTCGATGTTGAGCCGTGCGCCATAGGTCTTCGGATCATAGCTCGACACCATTTCGTCGATCAGCTTGTCGTCGATCACGCGGCCATCGACGGTGGTTCCGGCGGTTGCCAGGAGAAAGGGCTTGGTGCGCTTGAACTTCGTGGTCGACATCGGGGCGGCTCCGTTTCGCGGTGTTGCCAGGTGTCGTGAGATGCCCGGCGGAATTGCCACCCTTGGGGCTGAAAATGGCCACATCATGCAACGGGCAGCCGTTGTTACCGGCGTGATAACAATCAGGCGGGCGCGCGCGCTATGGCGCTTGCAGGGCATGGAAAGGCCGTCATGGCGATCCCTGCTGCCCTTCCCACCACTCCATTCGACGCGCGCCGCGCCGCGCGCTCGCTGTATTGGCGTGGCTGGTCGATGCAGCAGATTTCCGACGAGCTCGGGGTCAGATATCCAACGATCGCCAGCTGGAAAACGCGCGACAAATGGGACGATGCGCCGGTGGTCGTGCGCATGGAGGACGGGCTGCAGGAACGCTACCTGACCCTGATCGCAAAAGAGAACAAATCAGGGAAGGACTTCAAGGAAATCGATCTGCTGGGGCGGCAGATCGAACGCATGGCGCGGGTGCGCAAGTTCGGCGGCGATGACGGTCGCGAGACCGACCTCAACCCCAATATCGAACGCCGGAACGACGAAAGGGCGAAGGCCAAGCGCGCCGAGAAGCGCAAGAACTGCCTAACGATCGAGCAATATCAGGCCCTTCTCGACGACTTCCACAATCGCAATTTCGAGTATCAGGAAGCTTGGTGGGATCAGCGCCACCAGCGCACCCGCAAGATCCGGAAAAGCCGCCAGGTCGGCGCGACCTGGTATTTTGCGCGCGAAGCCTTCGCCAAGATCGCCGAGATGGCGATCGAGGGCAAACAGCCCCGCAACCAGATTTTCCTGTCGGCTTCGGAGCGCCAGGCGCTCAAGTTTCGGCGCGAGATCACCAACTGGGTTCGCCGCGTCACCGGCGTCGAGCTCAAGGGCAAGATCATCATGCTCGACTTCACCGGCTTGCACGGTGATGACGGGCCATCGCTGGATTCGGTCGGCCTCTATCCGCTCTCGACCAACAGCGCGACCGCCCAAGGCGAGAGCGGCGACTTCTATTTCGACGAATTCTCCTGGGTCGGCGGATTTGCAGAGCTCAACAAGGTCGCCAGCGCCATGGCGACGCACAGCATCTACACCAAGACCTATTTCTCTTCGGCCTCGACCAAGACCCATGAGAGCTATGCCTTCTGGTCGGGCGAGGATTGGAACCGGGGCCGCACCAAGGGCGATCAGCGCCCGTTCGACCTGTCGCTGAAGAACCTGCGCGATGGCGCCATCATGCCCGATGGCAGCTGGCAGCAGATCCTCACTATCCATGACGCAGTAAAGCGGGGCCTGGGCGACCTGGTCGATATCGAGCAGCTGCGGAAAGAATATTCGGAAGACTCGTTCCGCAACCTGTTCGAATGCGAGGAAATCGACGACGCACAGTCGAGCTTCCCGTTCGCTCTGATCGGTCCGGCGCGGGTCGACAGCTTCTACCAGTGGCGGGATTTCAAGCCTGAGCTGATCGGTATGCCTGGCATGCGCCCCTTTGGCGAAAAGCGTGTGTGGCTGGGTTATGACCCGAACAAGCAAGGTCGCGACGATGCAGCGCTCGCCGTGATCGCGCCGCCTGAAAAGCCGGGTGGCAAGTTCCGCGTGCTTGAAAAGCTGCGGTTCAACGGCATCGACTTTCAGGGCCAGGCCGACGAAATCCGCAAGGTCGCCCTGCGGTACAATGTCGAAGACATCGCGATCGACACCACCGGCAGTGGCGAGGCGGTGCTGCAGCTGGTGCTCAAGTGGTTTCCGACCGCGCGCCGGATCAATTATTCGGTCGCGGTCAAGGGCGCGCTGGTGATGAAGGGCCAGAACGTCTTCAGGAACCGTCGCATCGAGTTCGACGCGGGGTGGAGCGACGTGCAGGCCGCCTTCATGGCCATCCGCCCCACCCTGACCGGCTCGGGCAGGCAGGTTACCTATACCGCCAAGCGCAATGGCGAGGTGGGCCATGCCGACATCGCCTGGGCGATCCTGCACGCGCTTTCCAATGAACCGATGGACGCCAGCGAGCCGGTCTCGCGCGGGGCCAAGGTCAAGTTTTTCGACTGATCACAAGAGGACAGGCCATGAGCGAGAGCACTGACATCATTCCCGCCGCGCCCGCCCAGGTGCACGCGCCTGGCAGCGGCGGCGGACGCGTCTTCACCTTCGGGGATCCGGAGAGCGTGATGGATGGGCGCGAGCTGTGGTCGTACTTCGAGATGTGGAAGAACGGGCGCTGGTACGAACCGCCGATGCCGATGACCAAGCTGGCCAAATCGTTCAACATGTCGCCGCACCACCGCAGCGCGATCGCGCTCAAGGTCAACCTGCTGCTCAAGTATTTCACGCCGACGCGCTGGCTGGATCGGGCCAATTTCGAGCGCTGGGCCATCGACTTCCTGCAGATGGGCAATGCCTATCTGGAGCGGATCGACAATCTGGGCGGGCGGGTGATGACGCTGCGGCACAGCCCTGCGATTTTCACTCGCGTTGGCAGCGAGCCCGGCACGATGTTCTTCATCAAGGGGCCGCTGGGGCACGATCATGAATTTCGACCGAACAGCGTCTTTCACCTGCTGCAGCCCGATGTGCTGCAGGAGGTCTACGGCGTGCCCGAATGGCTGTCGGCGCTGCAGGCGGGGCTGCTCAACGAGAATGCCACCCTGTTCCGCCGCCGGTACTATCTCAACGGGGCGCATGCCGGTTTCATCCTGTATCTCTCCGACGCGCTGGCCGACGGGGAGACTGCAGACGCGATCGAGGAGCGGCTCGGCTCAGCCAAGGGCATCGGCAATTTCAAGAACATGTTCCTGCACATCCCCAACGGCAAGAAGGACGGCATCCAGGTGATCCCGATCGCCGATGTGGCGGCGAAGGATGAATTCATGAGCATCAAGAACGTGACGCGCGATGACCTCCTCGCCGCGCACCGGGTGCCGCCGCAGCTGATCGGGATCATCCCCCAGAACAATGGGGGCTTTGGCGACGTGGCCAAGGCGAGCGACACGTTCTTCGAGAACGAGATCGAGCCGATCCAGCAGCGCATGCGCCAGCTCAACGAATGGCTGGGCGTCGAGGCGCTGGTCTTCGCCCCGCGTCCCGCGCCGGCGCCGGGCGCTCGCCCGGGATGACCTGCTAACCCTGCCGCGAAAGCGGCGGGGGCAGAGGCGCGCCAACGCCTCGAACCGACGGACATGACCCGCCACAATCCAACCGATCCTGCCCATGGAACAGGGGACCGGATCATCCCGCCTGCCGACTCGGCACGGGAACAAATATGGAACAAACTTGATGGAGTCCAGTCTCTCTTCCGTGCAGCCGGTGTCACCGGTTGCCCCCTATATCGGCGGCACGCGCAAGCTTGCAAAGCGCCTGTGCGCCATGATCGACCAGGTCGACCACCAGACCTATGCGGAGCCATTCGTCGGGATGGGCGGCGTTTTCTTCCGGCGCTCGCATCGTCCACCATGCGAGGCCATCAACGACTGGTCACGCGAGGTGCACAATTTCTTCCGGGTGCTGCAGGTGCATTACCTGGCATTCCTCGAGATGATGCGCTTCCAGATCACGTCGCGGGCCGAATTCGAGCGGCTTGTGCTAGAGAAGCCCGAGACGCTCACGGATATGCAGCGCGCCGCCAGGTTCCTCTATCTTCAGCGCACCAGCTTTGGCGGCAAGGTGGTGGGGCAGAACTTTGGCGTCTCACTTGGCCGAGGGGGCCATTTCGATGTCACCAAGCTGCAGCCGCTCCTAGAGGCAGTGCATGAGCGCCTGTCGGCAGTCGTGATCGAGCGGATGCGCTGGGCCGACTTCGTCCGCAGATATGATCGGCCCGGCACACTGTTCTACCTCGACCCGCCCTATTACCGCTGCGAAGGCGACTATGGCGAAGGGATGTTCGAGCGTCGCGAGTTCGCGGAGATGGCTGAGCTGCTCGCTGAGCTGAAGGGTCATTTCATCCTCTCGATCAACGACCACCCCGAGATCCGCGCAACCTTCGCGCGCTTCCACCTCGAGCCGGTTCAGGTCGGTTACAGCATCGGCGGTGGCAACAAGCAGGCAAAGTTCGGTGAGCTGATCATCACGGCAAAGACCTAGCCCCAGCGGCTATCGTGCGTTTGAGGTGGAAAGGGGGTCAGAAGGTGTGGGCTTCCAAATCATCGATCATGGTGGATAGCGGTATGCCAGTGCCCAGGCTGTAGGTCAGTGGGCGGGGTTCAAGGTCGAAGTCATCGAAATACATCCGCAGATCGGCCTTGGATACGAGATTGCCGTATTTGAGCAGTGCCTTCGCCCTCAACTGATCGAAGCTGTAGCCATAGCCATCAGCGTTCATCCGATCGAGCAGACCGTTGAAATTCTCAACGCCAGCGCTGGTATACGGGGCATCGAAATAGTTGAAGATCAGCGTTCCCCAGACCTTGAGGTTCCGTTTGATCGGTCGAAAATATTTGCGGATCGATGATGGCATATCTCCCTGCCATGCCATGAGTGCCTGCTCTGCCTTGGTCCGCCCCTTCATCTCGAAGATGTCGAAAAACTTCTCCTTCCAAGTGTAGCTGAGCTTTAGCACCTCGTGCAGCTCGACAACCTCTGCGAGGCGATCTTGAGCCTTGCGGTCGAGATCGTCCCAGCGTTTCAGGAACAGCCGTCGCATGTTCGCCATGCGCACACGGTCATCAGATTCCAGCATTGCCTGGACAGCCCGGCGAGCTTCATCCATCGCCTCATTGGCCATCCGAACGACATGGAATTTGTCGATGACAACGATCGCCTCAGGGAAAAATTCCTCGGCCAATCGAGTATATGGGAAATACATGTCCTGGCAGAAAACCTCCACCCGCTCGGGGTCTTCGGCCTGATACAACAATGCCCGGATATCGGATTCTTCGCGACTGGGCAGCAATTCCAAAGCCATCGCGTTCTCGACGTCATATGCCACCCACCGAGGCCGCTTTTTGAGGAATTTCTCATCGACGCCAAGCACCCTGGGACACTGGAATCGATAGCCCTGGAGCTTCTCGGCCGCGACCGATTTGAATATCCGCTTCACCAGCGTTGGCTCTACCGCATGGAACGTCGCAGCGTCCTCAAACGTCCGCTTGATGGCTGAAAGGCTGATGTCCTCATAGAGGCGATTGGTCACCCGATGATGTTCATGGACGTCGGGCAGCAGCTCATTATGCACCGCGCCACAGGCACTGCATTTCCAACGCTGCACGTTGATATGAAGCCAAGTGGGAGCTGGTTCGAGCCGCCGATCACGAACCTTGAGCACCCTTTTGCCGTGCCGATCCTTCTTCCTTTTGAAGCAGCAGAATGGAACGCGACGGTTGATGGGTTCGCAAGGAACCTGAACCTCAACAACACGCCCGTCGCTGTCTCTGACAAGGATCGGATCAGCGGCTTCGAGATGGTCGAGCCGCAGCCAGTTCATGCTGAATTTCGGTCCAATGCTTTTCGGATCAATCGACGTGCGGCCTCAGGTCTGGCTGGCGTATCTGGCTGTGCCTCACGCCATTGATCCAGAGCGTCCAAGTCAGCCCGCTCCATGCGCAATCGGACAGGTTCACTATCCACCGGGGGCCGCCCCATCCTCTTTTTGTGCTCATTAAGTGTTGACATGCCATCTTTATGAGCACATAAACGTCGGGCGTCAAGAGAGTTCGCACCTCCCGAGACGCCCTAACTCGAACCAAGGATCACACCCATGGCGCAAGCTGTCATCACCAATAGAGCGAAATCCGTCAGCGATCAAACGCGTGTTCTCCACGACAATCGTGCCCGCCTGCTCCGTCGTCTCTGGGCCGAGCACAACCAGGACGGGAGCGCCAGCTATGAACGTTAAGACCATTCAGCATGGCGATGAGATCGAAACCCGTGGCTATGTGATCGATGAATTCGCCGACGCTGCACTCAAGGACATTGGCACAGGCCTGACGGCGCTGGCCTTGATCTGCGATGAGGCTGAGCAAGGCGGTGCCATGGCAGAGATCAGCGGCTCCGATTGGGCTGCCATTCTGCGGGTGTTTGGCCGGCAAGCTGAAATGATCCATGATCAGGCAGTTTTTGCGAATCGTGCTCAGGCCCGTCCCCGCAACGTCCATTGAGGAAGACGACATCCGTTCAATGGATGTCAGCTCCTTACCTCGCTCGACGATGCACGGGCTATGTTGAACATAGGGCGTGAGCGGTGATGTCGGGTCGATATGCAAAGGATGTCCAAACTTTGGACACCCTTGAGCACCAACCAAAGGGTGTAAGTTGAGCTTACACCCTTGCTGTCAACGGAAAGGGTGTGAGTTTAGCTCATACCCCTTAGATCAGACCTGGAGGGGTCATGAGCAACCCAATAATCGCGTTCGATTTTGAGCAATCTCCCCTTCGCACGGTCGAGCGACAGGGAGAGCCCTGGTTCATTTTGGCTGATGTCTGCCGCACGCTGGACATCAAAAACGCTTCCCAAGCAGCCGAGAGGTTGGATGCCGATGAAAAGGGTATATACTTTTCAGATACCCCTGGCGGTCGTCAGGAGGTGATCATTATCAATGAGCCAGGCCTGTATTCGCTGATCCTTCGATCGCAAGGTGCGACCCGGCCAGGAACAGTTGCCTTCCGCTTCCGAAAATTCGTCACTGGCGACCTGCTGCCAACGCTGCGGAAGAAGGGTTTCTACGGCGAGCGCAACACCATAAAGGCTGTCCAGTCTCGCAATGCCATGCAAAATCAAGTCATGCGGTTGATGGAAAAGCTGCGCAACACAAGGGATGTAGCCGTTCGCCGGGTGCTGTGGGACATGCTCAATGGCATGTGCTCAGACCTTGGAATCGCTACGCCAGCCATCGAAACCCTAGGCCGAGACCAGCCTGCTGTGCCTGATATTCTCACCCGCTTCTGGTCGCTGTTCGACAACCTCGAAGCCGATGGTGTTACGGTGAACCTCCACCGCAACAAGGCTATGGTGGCTATAAATGTCCCGCAAATCAGGCAGTTATTCATTGATCGTGATATCAGCTTCAGGTTCGACAAGGACTTCCGCGAGGCAATGAAGCAATCCACTGATCCTCGCTACATCAAGTCGGCCAGTGTGAACTGCAAGGACGGCAAGGTCCGTGACTGCATGATCTTTGACCGGTCGATCGTCTGAGGCCGTAAGTTTACCTCACACCCTCACCTTACATCCCAGCCATCCACCTGATCTGCACGAGCTCATGCCTCGTGTGGACAGGCTGCATCCACCTCAAACGCACGATAGCCGCCCCAGCGAGGCAAGCAAGCAGCTCCTCAAGGGCCGGGCCGCATCAGGCGTCCCGGCCCTTTACTTTGCCCACGATCGACGCCTGACAGCCTCCTCTGCCGGCTCGACACCCCTCGCAGCGAAGGCCATCACCCCCACCCCGCGCGCCGCGCTCGCCCCCACCCTCCACT